GTTGGAGAAGGCGCGATAGTCGGCTACTTTTTATTTTTAAAAACAGAACGGAAAACGGAAAACGGTGACTGATATCAGCGATCAAGACGGCGGCAAAATCATACAGCATCCGGCAGCGGCGGACCTGGACGCGATTCGGAAACAGGTGGCGGAGCGCACCAAGGCTGAGGTTGAAAAGTACGGCGCCGACGGCGGTGATGACGGGGTCCGGATTGACGGCGCATTTGTCCGGCTGTGCCTGGGCATGAATGAGCTGGGGGATGGGCTGCTGTATAAGGCGTTACACCAGGGGCTGTTTCTTTTTAATAAATCCATGGATTGCTGGATGGCCTGGAGTGGTCATCACTGGGAAGTGGACCGACTGGACCAGGCCAAGGCCGTGACCGAGGCCGTGGTGGCCAAATATATTGATGAAGCCAAGGTGGTCTCCAAAGAAATCCGTGAGCTGGCCGATGATAAAAGCGGCAAAGAGAACAAGCTTAAATATTTGCGTAAAGAGTTAAATTCCCGGGCGTCGAGTCTCCGATCGATCCGTCGGCGGAACAGCTGCCTGGCAATGTCGCATACCTGTGATGAGCCTTTGGCCATCCGGGGTGATGAGATCGATGAGCGACCCTGGCTGTTGGCCTGTGCCAATGGGGTGATTGACCTGGTCACCGGCGAGATGGTGGATGGTGTGCCGGAGGATTATTTGCTTAAAGCCTCACCGGTGGAGTGGGCGGGCATTGACGCGCCATGCCCCACCTGGGAAAAGGCCATCGATGAGATTCTGTCTGGCAATAAAAAACTGGTGCAGTTTCTGCAGCGGGTGCTCGGGCTGGCGCTGATCGGCGAGGTGAGACAGAGCCTCATGGTGGTGTTTGCGGGCCAGGGGCGCAACGGCAAGTCTATGATCGTTGAAGCCATGAGCGAGATCCTCGGACCGCTGGCCGGCGCCATCCGATCTGAAATGCTCCTGGACCAGTTTCGATCGGCATCCAGCTCCGGGCCCACCCCGGATATCATGGCCCTGCGCGGGCTGCGCCTGGCATTTGCCAGTGAGACCGATGACGGCTGCCGGATCAGTCCGTCCCGGGTCAAGTGGCTCACCGGCAATGACAAACTCACCGGCCGGAATCCACATGATAAATACGAGGTCAATTTCAAGCCCACCCACACCCTGTTTTTGCTGACCAATCACAAGCCCCATGCGCCGGCCGATGATTTCGCATTCTGGGAGCGCATCTTCCTGGTGCCTTTTGAGTTGTCATTTGTGGATCGCAAGCCCAATGCGGAAAATGAGCGCCGGGCCGATACGGACCTGCCGGCCAAGCTGCGCACTGAGCTGTCCGGGATCCTGGCCTGGCTGGTGAAAGGGTGCCTGTATTATCAGCGCGAAGGGATCAACCCGCCGCCGGTGGTCAAGGACGCAACGGCAGAATATCAGCGGGATGAGGACCTGATAGCAGATTTTTTGGAGGATTGCTGCCTGATCGATGCCGGGTACACGTCAGGGGCCACGGCTCTGTACCAGGTGTTTGAGACCTGGTGGCAGAAAAACGTTTCAAAAAAGGTACCCAAGCAAAAACGATTCGGAACCCTCATGAAAAAGCGGTTCAAGCGGGAAAAATTGTCGGGCACCTATCGTTATATCGGGGTGGGTATCATCGATCAGGACCATGAGGACGATTCAATCCCATAGATTTCGGTATGGTCCTGATGGTCCTGTGAGTGTAACGCTTTGTTTTTGTTGATTTTTAAAACTTGGCAGAGCTGTAATAGGACCATAGGACCATTGTGGGGACAATATTTAAAAGATATTTTATTTATTTTAGTTTTTAAATATTCGAGTAAAAAAGGTCCTATGGTCCTAAATAAGAAATAAGTATTTAAAATAATAAAGAAAACAAACGAAGGACCATTTATGTTTTGCCTGTTTCAATGGTCCTGACGGTCCGCTAAAAAAGGAAAAGTAAAAAATGAACGTTTTGGATCTTCTTCAGCAATCCAGCATCGAAGCCCGCCTGGCCACTACCGGCAAGCACGGCCCCGAGTTCTGGAGCGCGTGTCCCGGCTGCGGTGGGGAAGATCGATTTCATGTCTGGCCGGATGAAAAGGGCAACGGCACGTATTGGTGCCGGCAGTGCGGTCTGTGGGGGGATGACGTTCAGTACCGGGTTGATTTTTTGGGCATGAAATATCCGGAGGCCTTCGAGGCTGCCGGCCGGGAAAAGCCGCTATCTTACCATAAGCCCGCACCCAGACGAAAAAAACCGGAATTCAAACCGGCGACGATAGCCGATCCGGCAGCCGACTGGCAGGTCCGGGCGGCCAAATTGGTGGACGAATCCCACGCCGCCCTCCTGGATAATCCCAAAGGTTTGGCATTTCTGGCCGGTAGGGGTATCGATCTTGACGCGGTTAAACGGTTTCAGTTGGGCGCCGTGGCCGGTGAAAACGGCAACACCTGTCGGTTTCGCAGCCGAAAAGCCTGGGGCCTTGAAAAAATTGTGCGCGATGACGGCCGGGCCAAGGCGTTGTGGATCCCCAGGGGCGTGCTGATCCCGCATATTATCGACGGCCAGGTGCAGCGCCTCCGGATCCGCCGGCCAGATGCCGATCTGAAAACAAAAAAGGATGTCCGGTATTATGTAATGCCCGGCTCGGCCATGGGGCCCATGTGCATCGGCGCGGATCAGCCGGCCGCCGTGGTCATCGAGGCGGATCTGGACGCCATGGCCGTGGCAGCTGCTGCCGGTGATTTGGTGGTGGTGGTGGCCCTGGGGTCATCGGCGGCCCGTCCGGATCAGTCCATCTGGCCGGTATTGCAGTCGGTCATGCGCGTGCTGGTGGCCATGGACTTTGACAAGGCCGGGGCCAAGGCCTGGACCTGGTGGCAGAAACAGCTGCCCCGGGCATTCCGCTGGCCCGTGCCGTCTGGCAAGGATCCCGGCGAGGCGTTTTCAGCCGGCGTGGATCTGCGGGCCTGGATCGTGGCGGGCCTGCCACCTGCCTGCCGGTTGGGACCATCGTTTTTGACTGGTGGTAGTAAGGAGGCCGACCAGATTGATGTTGATGATAGCCCAGCGGAAACCGGTTCGGAAAAAATCGAAGCGGAAACGGTGTCGAGTGATCCCGGTGCGGCGGCTGTCGAGGATGAACGTCCGGGTAATATCGATGTGCTGTATAGCTTGCTGTGCCGGTATCCGCAGATCCGGATCCGGGCCACAGCCACGCGCACCACGTTGATCCACACGGTGAAAACAAAGGACAAGGTCCTGCAGCAGGTGTCAAAGCTGATGTTTTTTGATTCGGCGTGTGTGGCTTTTTTACAGGGGCATCCGGCAGATGTGGTGTCGGCCGGTAATTTTTATCAAGATGGAGGTGAACGATGATGGATTACGAGCGGGATCAGGCAAGGGAGATTGGCTATTTTCTGGTAAAGATGGGGGCTTTTGATAACCTTGGCAATACTGTTTCACGGATTTGCAATATATCGGTTTCGGACGGCAGTTATGCCATTAATGTCTGCCAGAATGTGGCCTTCTTGCAGGCGGCCCGGACATATGAGCTGGCGTATCAGGGCCGAATAACCTTGTTAAAAAAGATCACCGGCAGAATGCGTTTTTTATTAGAAAAAGAAACATCGGAGGCGTTACTCTCATGAAAATATACATTGCATCATCCTGGAGGAATCAGCACGCCGTGGAAATGCTCACGGCGATGCTGCGCCAGGCCGGGCATACGGTAGAGTCGTTTGTGGAAAATAACCAGTTTTTAGGGGCTGATGCGGAAAAGCCGGGCGGGTTCGAGGCGTGGGTGCGCACCGATGCGGCGTCGCAGGCGTTTTGTTTTGATGTCGGTGCGGCCACCTATTCTGACTTGGTGATCTACGTCTCCCCATCTGGCACCGATGCCTGGGCCGAGGTGGGCATGGCCTGGGCCTCAAATATTCCGGTCTATGGTCTATGGGCCAAAGGTGAGCCCGCCGGGCTCATGCGTAAACTGGTATCCACCTGGTTTTATAATTTCAACACTTTGCTGACGGCGGTGGAAGGGGACGTGGCGCTGATGGCGGAGCGGGCAGTCGAAAAGGAGGCGGTGTGATCAAAAAGCGAAAATGTCGAAATATGATTTGCATCAGTATTTTGAGGAGCGCGTATCGCGGTACGTTGGACACGTCTTTACGGGATGTATCGTTTGCCCCGGGTGTCGGCCGGCTTAACCCTTGCCATGCCCATGTCGCTTTTGTTGAGTATAATCCGGCTTACGATGTGGTCAATATCTACCTGATCCATTCCGAATTCCCGGCTGTCCAGGAGGCGTGCTGTTGTCTGGCGTTTTCGCCTGAGCGTGCCAGGTGTCTTTTTCCGTATTTGTTTGTAGATACGAATCCGCTGCTGTGGCGCAAACTTTAATTTTATTTAAAAAGGGATCCCATGAAGATAGAAAACTGGAAATTATCTGATATTAAGCCCTACTGGCACAACTCAAAACAACACAAAGTGTCATGGATTGTCGCCAGTATCAGGGAGTTTAAGGTGGATCAGCCCATTGTGGTGGACGGCGAGGGCGTGATTATCAAGGGTCATGGCCGTCTGGCCGCCGCCGCGCAGCTTGAAATGGACACGTTTCCCGTGGTGGTGCGCGATGATTTAACCCCGGACCAGGTACGCTTGTCCCGTATTGCCGACAATCGGAGCGGTGAGGGCGGATGGGATGTCGATATGTTGCTGCTTGATATGGCCGACATGGGATCTGATGCGGTGGAGATCTCTCCGGCAGATGTGGGGGTTGACCAGGCATGGATGGCCGGGCTTGCCGCCGCTCTGGAAAAAGAGACCAATAAACTTGATCTGGCGCTGGATGATCTACCGGATCCGGGCAGTGATCCGACAGATACCGTTAAAATGACAGCTTGCCCTAAATGCGGATTTCAATTCGGAGTTAAATAATGCAGGATATCGCGTTCTTGGTGTATGCGCCGGACCGGCAGCGGCGGAAAAACAATTCTTTCGACGGTAATGACAATGTCGGGGCTTATGTAATCATCGATGTTTTACAGCGAGCCGGGCTCGATGTTGCTTTTTGTGGGCCTGGCACGGCCAATCAATACAAGGTGGTGTTGGTCTCGTTTACATCCACCTATGATCTGTATGCATTTTATCGGGCCGTGGCCTTGCGCCCGGACTGGCAGCCAGGCAAACGGTCGTTTGTGGTGGTCGGTGGCGGGTTTGGAATGCAAAACCCCACGGTGGTCCGTCAATATGTGGATTATGCTGTGTTTGGCCGGGCCGAGGAGATTGTCTCAGGTCTGGTGGGCCAGGTGCTCAGTGGCGGCCAGTTTGCACACGATAGTGTTATGCGACTGCCTGACATCTACCCGGTCAAGGTAGCCCAGGCCCGGCAGTTGTACCAGGGTGATCATTTCAAAGAGACTTTCATCGGTTGTCCCAACAAGTGCAAGTTCTGCCACTACACTTGGGTCAGGCGGTCTATGGGTAATGACGGGCAGTATGTACAGGAGTCTCTAACGTCTGGCAACTCTCCCGAGATTTTATTCAAAAACATCGGATCCATCAACAAAAAGTATGGCCGGCTCAGGATCGCCATTGACGGCTTTTCCGAGCGATTGCGTCATTTATATGGTAAAAAAATAACCAACCAGGAGATTATCGACGGGTTTTGCCATATCGGCTCCTTTGCCGGCAATACAGTCGTGATACTCTACAACATCGGCAACATGCCGACTGAGACCGATGACGACCGGTCAGAGCTGTATGCTCTGTTTAGTCGTATAAAACCCCGGCATCGAGTGATCGTTATCCTGCACACCACGCCATTCAGACCGTCGTTGCTGACGCCGATGCAGTTTGCGCCGGTCAGCTTATCCCCGCCGGCCAGTGCGCTGCGGTTTGGTGAGATCGTGTCTACAGACACCTTTATGTCCAAGCACTCCATGTCTAACGAGGGACCGTTTTCACACCTCCAGACCGTAGTGGCCGAGCGTGCGACTCCGGAGACCGATCGCCTGTTTCATACGATCTGCTTTTCAAAAAAACTAAGGTCTCTAAATTCCGCCCAACAGGTCCGGGCCTTGTTGGCCAATTTTGATTTGCTGCCCTATTTGCGGCGTTATGATCCGGATGAGGAGCATGGGCCGGGCTGGTTTTTGGAGTCGTATGTGCCCAACCCGATGATCCGTAAGGCATTTTTATGGACCGAAAAAAACCCCGCCGGTAGGCGGGGTTAAGTGGTCCTTTCAGCCCGGCCGAGTTGAATCCGGGCGGAGCTCTTTGACAATTTGTAAAACGTTTGATTTTTCCCCGGCTCAAGAGGGCCGGGGAGGAGTTTTATTTTGTGGCCAAAACCGCTACATATTTTTCAAGGTCAAGCCCGCGGGTTTCAGTCGCTCCGGAATACCAAAAGCCATTTGCCCAAATTTCAAGGCAATTAGCCTGGAAGATGGTCAAGGCATTTAATTTTTTGGTAAACTCAGCTTTGTTGATCTCCCATTTTTCGTCAAGGTGGTCTAATTCCATGCCGTCAATGCAATTCAAGTGCTGCCCGGCGAGGGCCGGGGTGAGCATGGTGGCATTAAATACGTCGAGCATGAGGGAAAGTTCACCGGCGGTAAAAACTCCTTTGATTTCCCGGGTGAGTGTTGCCTGGTAAAGTCCCGGGAAAGCGGCCAGGGTGTATTCGGCCCCGGCGTTTGTTGATTTAAATTTTTCACCAAAAAACTCGATAGTCTGGGTTGATACTTGCGGTCCAATTTTTTTTGATTTCATATTGTTCCTTTTAATTGCCCCGGTTGCCCGGGGCGTGGCGTTTATAATTCAAATTCAGCGATTTCATTCTTGACGATGTCCGAGTTACGCCCATTTGTTACAAGCCATTTTGCCGCAAACTCATCACTCACGACTTCATATGACTCGGTGGACCCTTGCCATTGTGACCAAGAATTTAACACCCATTTCCCGGATGCGGTACGGTAAAGCTGTTCATGTTCGGTTTGGCTGTGCGTTGCTTTCGAAATGTGGTTGCTTCCGTCCCAATCGCTATCTTCGTTAAATTGGGTGGCTGATTCCAAGTTAAACCATTGTCCTGAGTTGTCTGTCATTGCGATTCTTTCCATGATGAATCCTCCCTTTGCCGTTAGGCGGTTTTGATGTGAATTTATTCCAAGAGCTCGTTAATTTCAGCAATTCTTGCAAGCAAAGTTTCTTTTTCCGTTTGAAGGGCGTCGCGGTCAATGTCGGCATCCTCATTTGCAAGGTAATGCCTGTATGCGGCTCCTTTGTCCCCGATGTTTTCCAGCTCCCCGCGGGGTGTGACAAAATAAAAATTTGGGGCCGAATTTTTTGGTTTGCGGTTGTCCTTTTGGCCACGGGCGATTATGTCTCCAGGGGCTGCGGTAATCTCAAGGACGCCTTCTCCGCCGTTGTAGTGATCTCCGGCCCATTCGCCCCAATCGAAATCACCCTTGGTCGATGCTGAAAAATCAACTATTGCGATCCATGGTTTTCCGTAACGTCTTTCATTGTAGCTCGATGTTTCGATTGTAATTTTCATGTTTTTTGTCCCTCCGTTATATGTTTTGCGTTGATCATGAGTCCTTTATATCAAGCGTTTTGCGTGTTGTCAAGAAAAAAAGTAGCTATTTTTCAAGAAAGTTTAATAAATATTTTTTATATAATAATATCAATAGGTTGTAAAATATGCAAGATGAAATAAAACGAATTGAGGGTAAATGTGACCCCTCGGAGCTGGTGGAGATCCGGTTATTGCGCAAGGGGCTGAATCAATGTCTCAATGCCTACAACAAGGACCCCACCGCCGTGGCCAAGCGCAACTGGGATGCGGCACGCGACGGGCTGGCGCAGGTGATCGAGCGGCTGGAGGGCAAGTATTTTGCCGTCGAGGAGACGTTTAAAAACCGGCTGGCCGTGGTCAAGTACCTGTCGGCCCAGGGGTACAAGGCCAAGCGCCAGAAAGTTTACGACGATGCGGCTGCCGGGTTGCTCAAGATTCAGCCGGATGGGTGTGTGCGTAAAAATGACGTGATCGCCTATACTGCCCTGGCCGGCTTAAAGCGGATCAAGAGTGCCGATGGCGAGCTGGACGATATGGCCCTGGCGGAAAAGCAGCTGCAGATCGAGTGTCTCACGGTCAAACGGGACCGGGAAACGTTCAATCTGGAAAAAGACCAGGGCGCTCACGTCTCAATGGTCGATCATGAGGTGCAGATGGCGGCCCTGGCCGGGCTCATGGAAACCACGGTGCGCCAGGGCCTGCGGTTTATCATCGAGGATACCATCTTATTGTCCGGGGGATCTACTAAAAAACTGCAGGTGTGTATCGACAAGGCCGGGCTTCGCCTGGATGAGTGTTTTAATGCCCTGGTAGCTGATGGGGAATTTCAAATTGTGTTTGAGGAGGGATAAAATGGGGAGAAAGTATAAAAGAAATTATCAAAAAGTTATTGGAAAAGGGATCAGGATAACTGATGATATTTTGTCTCAAAAAATGTCAAAAGATGGGACAAAAACAACGCAAAAAATAAAAAGAACAATAGAAACAGTATTGTTTCTAGAGTGTGGTTGTGAATCTGTCGTACATGGTTGTCATAAAATCGATAGTAAAAGAGTAGATTGTCTGAATTTATATTGTAAAGCTCTTTCGGAAAACAAGGAGCTTTTTAATAAATAATGCAATCTGCTGTCAAACAGATCCACATACCGGCCACCTACCTGCCGGCGCAGCGCAAGGATACAATCGAGGCCTATCTGCGCCTGCCCGTCGGGGTAAAAAAGATCCTGCGCAAGCGCAAGCCGGTGGCGGCGTCCGGGTGGTGTGAACGGCACCGGGTGGTGACCATGAGCAGTGTCACCGGCCCCTGGAAAAATAGGACCACGCCGTATCTGGCCGGGATCATGGACGCCTCGTTTTATCCGTCGGTGGAAGAGATTGACATCTGCGCAGCGCCCCAGACGGGCAAGTCCGAGTGCATCAATAATTGTATCGGGTATTGTGTCGACCGCCGGCCCGGGTCGGTGCTGTATGTGTATCCGGATGAGATGACGGCCCGGGAAAACAGCCAGGACCGGATCATCCCCATGATCACCAGTTCCCGGCGCCTACGCACTTATCTGACCGGGGTTGTCACTGATACCAACAGCCTGCGCATTAACCTGCAGCACATGCAGATCTATATGGGGTGGGCGCGATCCGCTTCCCGACTGGCCAACAAGCCCCTGCCCTATGTGGTGATGGATGAGATCAACAAGTATCCGGAGACCGCCGGTAAAAAAGAGGCATCCCCCGAGGCCCTGGCCTATGCCCGCACCCGGACCTATCGCGGATATCGCAAGATCTGGAAGGCCAGCACGCCCACCATCGAGTCCGGCCCCATTACCCTGGCCCTTCAAAACGCTGATGTGGTGTTTGATTTCTGGGTGCGTTGTCCGGAGTGCGGGGCCTGGCAGGTCATGACCTTTGAAAATATCCGCTGGCCCAAGGATTGCCGGGACCCCAAGGTGATGGAAGCAAAGGACCTGGCCCGGTATCTGTGCCCGGGTTGTGATGCATCATGGGATGATCAGGTGCGGGACCAGGCCGTGCTGGCCGGCGAGTGGCGGTCCAGGCCGGTGGATGACGATGACCGGCCCGTGACGCTGATGACATTTCTGCGGTCCCGGAAACCCAAGAAAATTGGTTTTCAGATCCCCTCCTGGTTATCTCATTTTGTCGGGTTGTCTGAAATTGCGGGCCGGTTTTTGAAAGGGTTGACCGACAAGACGGCGTTGCGTGATTTTCAGAACAATGACAAGGCCGAGCCCTGGGTGGCGTATTCCAAAGAGCGTAAAGAGGACCGGATACTGGCCCTGCGCGATGACCGTCCCAAGGGCCGGGTGCCCGGTGGCGGCCAGGTGGCGGCCGTTACCGGTGCGGTGGACACCCAGGATTATGGGTTTTGGTATGAGATCCGGGCGTGGGGGTATGGGCTGGAAAAAGAGGGGTGGCAGATCCGGGAAGGCTATGTCACCACCTTTGATGCCGTGGCCGAGGTGATGTGGGGCAGCGAGTACAAGGATGCCGACGGCATGGCGTATATCGTCAACCTGGTCCTGCAGGACGCCCTGGGCCACCGAACCTCCGAGGTGTATGATTTTTGCCGGAAGTACCGGTCCCGGATCATCCCTATTTTTGGTCGGCAAACCATGGCCAATCCCTACACATGGACCAATATCGAGTATTACCCGGGCACGAAAAAGCCCATTCCCGGTGGGCTCCGGGCCCTGAATCTCAACAGCCAGTATTATAAAGACGACCTGTCGGGCATCCTGGAGATCGCGCCGTCCGATCCCGGGGCCTGGCATTTTCACAGCGAGACCACTTTTGCCTGGGCCCAGCATTTGACGGCGGAATATCGGGATGAAAAAAACATCTGGCAGAATCCGGCGGGCAAGGAGAACCACGGCTGGGATTGCAGCTATATGAATCTGGCGGCCCATGACATCCTGGGGGTGCGGCACTGGCCCCGGCCCGAGGCGCAAGCACAGGAGCGGAAAAAAAAGAAACGGCAGCCGGCGGCACCGCGGGGTGGCAGGTGGTAGAAATTAAAAACAGGTTGAAGGTAGAAGGTCAAAGGCTGAAAAATGGCCTATTTTATACCCTTCAGCCTTCTACCTTTAACCTAACGACAAAGGAGTGATAAACATGGTTAAGAAAAACAGCAATCAATTACAGGGAATGAATGATATCAAAAGTTATGTCAACCGGTCCGAGGCGACAGTGCTGTTTTGGATCCGGAGCCAGGCGTTTCCGGCATCGAAAATCGGCGGGGGGGTCTGGGAGTCGGACAAAGAAGAGGTCGACCAGTGGCGCCGGGATCGTGCCGCCGGCAAGCCGGTGGTGTTTAAAAAACCGAAGCGTGCGAAACGCTCGGCATGATCCTGAATTCAAAAAATAAGATGAGGTGAATTTATGACACCGCAAGAAAAATGGGAACGATTAAACAATCCGACCTGTATTGAGGATTATGGCCTGTCGATTTCAGAAGAGGAGCTTGTCACCTTTCCGGCCGGCGCCGCTATTCTTGAGGCGCTTGATGAGCCCCGATTAAAAGAAAAGTTCGATAATCTCTTGGGCTCTCCAGGCGCAAATTGTGGCAAGACCGTCCAAAAAATAATTTCAGCGGCGGGTGAGCATCAACAGCTGATCAATCAATTGCGGATGTGTCGCGCTGATCTATGTGAGGCTGAAATTATTAAACAGGTTCAGACGGTGGCCGGCGATGAGTTGTTCACAACTACAAGTCAATTGCGGTGGTGCATAGACCTGGCCATGAAGGGCGAGCCGATGCCGTGGGAAGAGGCGCCAGATGATCAACCGATTCCTTGACCTGCTGCCGGTTATCATCATGGTTGAATCCTTTCTGGCGGCGGTGCCCCTGGTCCTGGCTGGCCGCTTTGGGTCGGCCCTGTACTGGACTGCTGCCGGTTTGCTCAACCTGGCGGTGATATTTTTAATTAAGGATTTTGGGTGAAGCGATGAAATTTTGCAGTAAACATAATCTTAGCTACATGGACTGGCTTGACAGTTGCCCGATATGTGCAGGCGAGTGTCTGTCGCCGGCCTATTTATCAATAAATTTAAAAATATGGAGGTGGCTATGGCTGTAAAACCAAAGATTTTAACCATGGCGGAATATGTCGATAAGTATGGGCTGCATACAGCTAAGAAAGCTTTTGCTCTGAAATGCAAGAATGATCGTATTCGGTTTATGGCACCACAAGGAGATTGCAAGAATGTGTATTTAGGCTATCCGGTGTCGCCTGGTTTTTGGTCGGAGTGGCAGGGCGTTTCATGGCGGGTATCGTCACTTGAACATCAAGCGCAGAACCCGATATTGATTGCGATTGATAAGATTTTAAAATGGGTGCGTTCATGATCCAGGTCCACCACCTCTAATTTCTAATTTCCATTTTCTAATTTCTCTCCCATCCACCATAATAAAATTCCCTCAATTTTACTAGTGTCAAGCCCAAACATCCCCGGATATCAACTTTCATCCCTCAAATATCCCCATCCATCCCCCTGATTCCCGCGACGATCAAAACGCCCCAAAACCCATGATAGTGTGATGCCATACTTTTAGAACCACAAGCTAAGGTTTTTTATATGGCATTCACATCATCGGATCTGATCAGCATCGAGGCCGCCATCATCGCACTTTCCGCGGGCAGCCGGGTGGAACAAGTGGCCATTGACGGCGAGCTGATCAAGTACACCCCGGCCACCCTTTCCGATCTCATTGCCATCCGCACCCAGATCACCGATTCCGTGACCCCCCCCACCCTGCGCACCTACGCCAAAAACGGAGGCCGCGGCCTATGATGGGCATGGGATTTTTTCGGCGCGTCCGAGACAATTACCGCACGCTCACCCAGCTGTCCGAGCGCACGGCCCAGTATGCCGCCGCTAAAACCACCCGCCTGTCCGGTGGCTGGTCTCCGGTGGACAGTCCGGTCAATGCGATCATCGGGGCGTCATCGGCTGCGGTGCGGTCACGGATCCGGCAGTTGGTGCGGGACATGCCTTTTTTTGCCCGGGCCGTGAACATTATGACCGAGTACACCGTGGGCGCGGGTATCGGGTTTCAATCCCGGGTTCAAAAGCCTGACGGTACCCTCAACACCCCGGTGTGCAATCAGATCGAGGATGCGTTCCGGTTTTGGTGTGATGAGGCCGATTTTGCCGGGCAGTTGTGTTTTGATGAGATCATCGAGCTGGACAAACGCCAGGACCTGGAGTGCGGCGAATTTCTCATGGTCAAACGATACCCTAAAACCGCGGGCCGGTATCTGCCGTTTGCACTGCAGCTGGTGGAGGCTGATTGGCTGGATACCATGGGCGCCAAACCTTTTTTATCTTCCAACACAATTGACCAGGGTATCGAGTATGTGCCGGCCACCGGCCAGGTGGCCGGCTATCATTTCATGGATCCGGATGGCTGGGGAAAATCGTCACGGGTCCGGGCCGATGCCGTGGTCCACGGGTTTCACACCCAGCGGCCGGGCCAGCGCCGGGGTATCTC